TTTTTATTTCTCCTTTTATTTATTAATTTCCATCCATAAGTATCTGTTTTTTTATGACAATTCTTACATAATGTTCTACCATTATCAATCGCAAATCTCAATTCTGGAAATAAAGCAAATGGTTTAATATGGTCTGCAACTAATTTTCCACCTACTTGCCCACACCAAATACAATTATAATTATCTCTCTTAAATACTGCTTCTCTCCATAATTTATATTCCAATGAATGTCTCAATATATTATTAATTTTTGATACTCCACCTTTCCAATTTGGATTTTTTTCTCCAGCCATAAATCCTTTTAATCCTTTATTCCAAGGGATTAGTCCCTTTTTAAATTCTGTTCTTGGTGAAACATGACTTCCTTTTAATTTCTTACTTACCATTTTCTTTATTTTTTTTCCTTCATTTGTTTTATAAAATTTAGTCATTATATTCTTTGTTCTTTTTTTGAATTCTTTTGTTCTCTTCTTACCAGTAGTTTTTTCTATTCTTTTTCTTATATGTTCTTTTGTTTGTGTATATCCTTTTTTTGACATCTTAAAATCCGCCCCCACTAACAATAAAGGTACTACCTAATTCTCCTGTTCCAATCCTTGAATTAGGGTCGTTCAATCTTCCATGTTTACTTGAATGAAAGACAAAGTTACTATTTATGTCTTTCGCCCATAGTTCATAATGGCTATTAACATCTGCAGAATTTATGACTGTCTTTAAATTAGTATATTCTCCTTCAAGTGGTCCTACTTCAAACCTTCTTAATTTAATCATTTGGTCTTTCATTACATCTGTAAAATCAGATAGTTTTTTATTGACTGTTACATGTAAAACTTTGTCTGCTCTATTACTTAGTTTATTGAATGAATATGATACAGATAAAATTGTGTATGTTTGGCTATTTATTCCATGCCAAGGTAAATCCACAACACAAGTATTCCCTGGAGTTAAATCAATAATTCCTTTTATATCTAAATCTCCTTGAATTTTTGGGTCTTTGTTATCTGCTAAGAATGCAGTTGCTTTCTCGTTAACCTCTGGAAAACTCTTTAAATTCTCATCTTTTATTATTTTTGTTTTTGGTCCATAATCAGCAATGCTTGTATCATCGGCTAAATATTTTAAAAGAGGAGTATATCTCTCATAATCTACACTAACATTTGAAGTTCCAGAAGTAGGAACATTATCTCCTGCCTCAGTTCCACTTACAAAAATAATATCTTTTTCATTAAAATCTACTACATATTTCAATCCAGATTCTGTTGCAGGATTAGTTAGTTCATAAATTCCTCCTGGTTGCTGTAAAACATCACTTACAAAAACTCTTGTATTATGTGGTTTAGAATTCAATTGAAAAACAGAACCAGCACCTATTCCTCCAGTATCATTTGCTCCAGTAAGTACTCTGCTTCCATATACCCAAATCTTATTATAAATTTCCTTATCATCTTTTTTAAAAGTAGCATTATATACATTTGTATTATCAAAAGTTTCATCACTTGCCGTTGAAGACTTTACCTCAAAATGAACATCCTTATCTGTATCTACATAAAAGTAGCAACCAGCCAACTCTGCAAGTTCCTGTAAAGCACTAAATACATTCACTTGATTAAATCCTATCCTTTCTATTGTAGTTCCTGTTGAAGTATTTATATTATTTCCAGTCAATAATTCTTCAGTATTATTAAGCAGAACTTGTTTGGCTATTACTCCTGCATCAGTATTTTTATAGATTATTGGTTGAACTGTCATATCTTGCATAATAGCACCATAATCTCTGCCAATAATTTTTATCTTCTCACTTCCTGTATCCCCTCTAAAATTAATATCTTCAATTATTCCTTTAAATATATTTGTAGTTGGGTCTACTCCTCTATCTGCATAAATTATTACTTCATCATTTAAATTGAAAGTATCAGAATACTTACCATTAAAATTATTAAATTCTGCTGTAAAATTTGAAGTAGCATTAAATTCTCCTATTGTTCTATCAACAGTTATTTTTGGAACATCTGCATAAGTAGTTCCACCTATATCTAATTTTGTGTAAACTGGTTCATATTCATAAGGTAAAACAGGGGGAATAAGAAAACCATTATAACCATCACCTGAATTATAAATTTCTCCTCTTTCACTCTCTGTTATTGCCCTTGACCAAACACCTACTTCATCAATCTTACCACTAAAACTCTTACCTATCTCAAAATAATCCTCAGAATCAGTGTGAAATCCCCCAGCATGATTAACAGAACCAATATAATTATTATTAATATAAAGTTTAAGTGTACTTCCTTCATATGTGACAAGAAAGTGATACCAAGTATTTTTATTAATAATAGCTCCACTATTTGTATAATGGTTTCCATTTATATAACAATATACAACTGCAGGGTCTCCTGCTACAATACGAACCATATTGTATGATGCTCCTGAAACTAGGTAAATATCCCCACCATCATTATCATTGTAAGCCCACATACTAATAGTAAAATCAGTATTAAATTGTGTATTTAACCCATTTACATTGATAACATTAGTAGTCCCATTAAAATCATAAGCAGTATTAATCTTTCCTTCGACATTTGGGGTTGCTCCGACTACTGTCCCATCATTTGTACCGTGAGCATCAAGTGCATCTCCACTTGTTTCATCTAATTTATAATAACTAATTAAATCATCTATTAGTGCCATTTTTCCTCCTAAGTTTAAATCTTATGAAATCCAAGACTTTATCTGCCCAACTTCCATTTTTAAAAAAGTAATGCCAAATTTTTCTTATCATATTTTTTTATTTAATTCCTCCTGTAAACTATCTGCAATATCTCTTCCACTCAATCCATTTATGTTTTCAATGTTAAATACATTTGTAGTTCCTGCTTGTGGAGTTGGAGTTGGAGTTGGAGGAGTATATTTAGCATATTCCATCATTTCTCCCTTAAGTCCTCCTAAACTAACTTCTTTCATTAATCCTATATTAATTCCTGGTATAAGATTTATTCCTTTAATTAATAAGTTAACAAGTTTGATTGCAGCATTTATTTGCATTGCTATAAAACTAATTATGAAATTCCAAACACTTACTACAGTATTTCTAATTCCAATAAATACATTTTTGACTGCTATACCAAATTTGATTGCAGTTTCTTTTATTTTATCCCAATTTTTAATAAGTAAATATCCAATAGCAATTACTGCTGCTACAATTGCAATCCACCAAATATTAACTGCTGTGAAGGCTGCTGTTGCTGCTGTTATTAATAATACTACTCCAGCCAAAACCAATAATCCTGCCGCAACTCCTGCAATAATTCCTATTGCTTTTTTCTGTCCATCATTTAAATTGCTCCACCAACCAGTTAATTTTTGTAAAAAGGGAATAAGATAATTTTTAATTAATGGAATGAATACTTTACCTAATTCTATTCCAACAGCCATAAAATTATTTTTTAATGTTTGTAGTTGCATTGCAGTTGCTTCTGCTGCTACAACATATTCATCTTCAAGAGAAGTACCTATTTTAAGTTGTTCTCCAGCTGCTCCTATATTTTTTGTTAACTCGGGTATACTGCCTGATAATTTTGTTATAGCAGATGCACCAACTGTACCAAATAATTCCATTGCCATTTGCTGTCTTTCTACAGGACTTTCTATCTCACTTAATTTTGTTATTAAACTCATAATAGCACCATTCGCATCTTCTTCTAATGCTTTCTTAAAATCAACACCCAAAAACTCACTTGCTACATTTACTTTTTTAATTAATTGGTCAAAAGCACTTCTCATTTTGGTTCCTGCTCTTTCTGCAGGTTCACCCATACCAATAAGTGTAGCTGACATCCCTAAAACTGTTTCTTCCAATACTCCAAGACTTGCTGCAGAACCACCTACCCTAACTACTGCACTTACAATTTCAGAAGAACTTGCTGCAGTTGTATTAGATAATTCATTAATTGCTGAACCTAATTTATCAACATTTACTATAGGTCTACCAAAAACATTAGATATTTTTGCTAATGCTAATGCAGCTTCTTCTTCAGTTAATTCTGTAGCAATAGCCATCTTAGCTACTGTTTCTGTAAATTTTAAAATATTTTCAGAACCTTGTATTCCTAATTGTCCAGCAACTTCAGCTATTCCAGCTAATTTTGTAGCAGCAACTGGCATCACTTTAGAAAGGTCTATAATCTTTCCTTCTAATACACTTATTTCTTCTGCTGTCATGCCTGTTGTTTTTCTTACACCAACCATTGCAGTTTCTAAATTAACATAAGATTTTATAGCCAAGCCTATCCCTGCTGCCATAGCAATCCCTGCTGTTGTAGCAATAAGTCCTGCCTTTGCAATTCCTGCCATTCCTACATTAGCTTTTGTAAAAGTCCTACTAAAATTATCTACTGCAGAAATAACAATACTTACTACTGCTCCTCCTGCTGCTCCAGCCGCTAATGCTCCTAATAATGCCATTTTATCTTCTTCTCCTTGATTTTGCTTTTTTGGATTCTTTCTCCATTTCT